TGCCATAACTTTTTACAAAGTCACTGCTTTTCGATGAATCAAGCGAAAGGCTGTCATTGATTTGAAATTGGAAATCGAACGAGCGACTGGTATTGATTGGCATTGTCGTTGCGAATTGATGCGCAATGTCTTTGCCAACAATCGTAGAAACAGACATTGTCGATATGATCTGATGATAAACGATCAGAGCAATGCTTTGTTCGCCCCAGTTTGATGATCCCCAGACCATACCGGAACCCCAATAGACCGCATTTCCAAGGCCAACTAGGCCAAGGCCAACCGTTATGGTTTTCGTGAAGTCGGTCATTAGGATCCCTCATCAAGCAACCGTAACATCAGTTATCACAGTTAACGTGTCGTTGGCTCCTTTGTTGATCGCTGATTCCAGATCACGCGAAAACATCGTGCCAGCAGATGAACTAGACGTATCAAAAAGACCGTATTCTGTGATCGCTCCGGTTCCTTCTCCGCTAGCGAATGTTGCAATGACGCGATAGATACCGCCAGCGATGTTGCATACGGTTCCTGTAGCAGCCCTGGCAGCCTCAGTGCCCAACGCAGCATCGGCAGCAGCCTCTGCACCAGTTCCAGTTCCGATCGCAATATAACGCATAGGCCAAGTCCCACCGCTAACGGCAGCACTGTATAAAAATGCAGCTAAGAACGATTTGCCATCAGTCGTAATGATGTTGCGGCCAGCACGTTCCTCGATCAGATCTTCGCCACGATACAGCCTAATATGCCAACGGCCCTGAAGATCAATTTTCATTGTTTATGCCCCTTCTAGTTCCGCATCCAGTTCCTCGCGTGTTTCATCATCTGCTAGCTCATCGCTATGAGTGTTTTTTACGTGAGTTAGCAATGCACGTTTTGAACTGAATTCCTTATTGCATTTCATGCATACGTATGCCTTTTTCGCACGATCTTCTCCGCGACTATTTAATTCATCCAGTGCCGATTTATAGTCGATCTTATCGATTTCGATGTACTTCATGGAATCGACAGTCTGAGCACCGCCTTTGTTGAATTTTGGCGTAAAGAACTGACCTCGAAAATCGTTAGCCTCGTTGAAATCCATTGTGATGTATTTGCCAGGCTGGATAACGATCTCCTCGCCTTTAAACATCTCTTTATGCACTACGCTGTTGCGATTCCACACTTTAACCATTGGCATATAAATAATAATCCTTTGTTAATTTGAACAACAAATAAACTTAAATTCTGCTGTCGAGGCTGTCATTGCCGACTTGATTTCAACTTTGATGAACTGTGAAGCAAGATCGATCGGAATTGCGCAATTGGTGACAGCTGAATCAAAATTCATGGCAGCGACCGTGAATGTTGGTGTCGCTTGCGCCATTGCATAAAGCCGCCTAAAAGTCCCATCTTCAAGATCAGACACTAAAAGACCAAGATCAGATCCTGAAGTCATTGTCGGTATTACGAACAAATACTTGCCATAAGCACCGCCAAGATCAACTGCACTGGTGTAAGTCGATCCTGATGCTGCTGTGACAGCGAAAGCTTTTACTGGACCAATTGTCATGATAAATCACCGTCCATAGATTGTTACATAAAAAACATCACCGCTAGTTGTGCTTGAAAACGCCAGATAACCTGCCGTTGCCGTTCCAGATGGCAGCGAGTTAAGCAGGATGCGACAGCCGGTCGTCTGGCTCTTTGCAGAGACTTGAGCATGATAAATGTGATCAAAACCACTATCGACATAACCGCTTGTGTTATCTGCCGTGACTTCACCTTGCAGAACACGCTGATTGCCGAACACTGTTTGTTGTGTCTGGGTAAGTGTAAATGCCATCGAATATCTCCCCTTTTTTTTAGATTAGAATAAACTTGCTATCAGGATCCAAAAACTCATCTGGTTTTGTAGCCTGATGCGCAAATCTTTCATGAAGTTTATAAATTTCGAGCATTTCAGCCAGGGATTTTTGCTGAATTGAATCGAGATTTCCCTCGCGAAATGCGCCTAAAATACCATCCTCTGAGCAATTAACGTAGGTTCCCGGCAGGGTTTTGCTGACATAGGCCCACCACTGGGCAAAATTCCAATAACTCGGCCAGGTTTTAACGCTATTGCCCCAAATATCAACCCATCGGATCGTTTGACCGATGTTAGCATCATATTTACTGTCCCACGCATGGAACCGAACCTTATCGCGGTTAGAAAACGCAAAATCAGCACCGATAAACAGCGTTGTTGGGCATCCTAGCCATGCCTTTGCGATGTAAAAACATGCACCAAGAACATGACCACCGTTGCTGACCCAGCAATTAAACGGTTCGATCTTATCGCATTCATCTTTGTACTTGCCGCCAGGAACTGGGGCATTATACCAAAGGATTTTTCCCTGCCATTTTTCAATCAGCTTTGGGCTTGTTCCGATAAATGCGATCAAGGTTTTTTCTTTTGTTTTTTCCCAGTACTCGATTTCTGGTTTTTTTCCGCCTTCTGTGACTTCCTCTGTCGTAATGTCTGTACCAGCATCAAGTGTGACATAATAATCAACTCTTGCATCGGCATCTTCCATCGCATGAAAACTGTGAAGACACGACACCAACGGCAACCATGCCGGACGGTCTTTCAGAAGATGAATGTTATTGGTGAGTGACGGCCCTGCACCGGCTATGATGCAGGGCAATCCCTCTTTGGATTTCCAAAGAGAACCCACAGAATTATCTTTGAAAGGACCAAATCTTTTTTGATTTTCTGCTATATTTGACAACCAAGTGTCGAGCCAACGATTCAGCGTTTCAGCATCGCTTGAACACGCATTTGCATACATTTGCTTAGGCGTGAACGCGATCTGGCTCGTATAGGGCTGCAGTTCCAGAATGATGTTGGATGTCCTCATAATATTAATAATAAACCTCGCTTTCAGCGTTTAGAGATTGCCGTAAACGTGAGCACTGGCAGCAGTGCCAGTCACACCGGTTACGGTAGCGATCGCTTGATGGCAATGAATTGCCGTAACGATTGCGGTTACAAAAACACCGTTAAGATCCAGTGTCAACGGTGTTCCAACGGCATACGATGCCCCTGGCAGTGCTGGAACAGTGCCCTTGCTCACAACCCAACCGTAAGTCGCTGTGGTGAGTGTCGCATTGTAAACAACGCCTACTAGCGGGGAGCCGCTGTTAGACGACACAGTGCAAGTGTAAGGCGATGTTGCGCCTGCAGCCACTGGGGTTAAACCGTAACCAGGAGATGCTTGGCTTGTACCCTCGTTGTAAACGTAAATGTACTCTTTGCCCTCGTACCACATTCTGTCGCCAACTTCTGGGCTGTTAGCACTGCGAGCACTAACGACAGCACTGAGGCTTGTGAGAAGAACCTTTGGTGGGAAATTAAAACTCATATTGTCACCCGTCCCTTTCTTAAGCGGTGATTGCGCTTAGCTTGAAGTGTTTACGGTTGTTCGACGATGCCAGGCATCCCATCCAAGTGACGCGGCTTGTCCGGACGCGTTGGTTGATTGGGCTCTGGAACGGATCAGTCGAAAAATTCATTTCTGGGTGATAGAACAAGTGAATGTCCTCAAGTGTCAAGCCAAAGGCATGATAGGCAGGACAATGAGAATCGCTCATCCATACTGCGCCATTAAGCATCAGATTCTGGAACCCGGCTTTTGCGGTCGTGTCGTCGTAGAATCTTTGCTGCGGTTGCAGAAGATTGTAAAACGAATTGTAAAGCGCGCGAGAGCTCACGATCAAATTCGGTTTACTGTCGATCGATGCCAGTTCATACAGCGTATTCACAGCAGAAATGGTCAGCGTTGTCGTTGAGCTGTCCACTTGCGCTTGCCACCAGCTGTTCGTCGATTGAGAGATTCCGCCAACTGTCTGATCGACAGCGACAAGATCTCTAAGGCCAACGATAGACTTAGTGTTGGTGCCATCGGAATAAAGACCGGTGCCTACCAAATCCTTAATCGTCTTTTCAGCAATTTGACTCTTTGCAGCCAAAAGCTTGATAACACCAGCATCACCGCCATTTTTCAGAATGTCTTCCTCTGAAATAGCGATGGGTGAATAAACAGATGCCCAATTGTAGCGAGCGACTGAGATGTTCTCAACATCGTTCGTCAAGAGGGAATCAGCCCCAGCGAACCAACCACCAGCACCCTGTGCGTAGTTAAGCGGTAGGTCAATCGTCGTTCCGCCAGAGAGCGATTTGTACTGTCCACTTTTGAGAATCTTATTCAGCAACGGATTGGTATCGAAAATATTGTCATGCAGCTTTGGCTGAATGTATCGATGCGTCAATGCCGTTAGCTGGTCTACTGATACTGCCATTGGCTTTCCTTTCCTTTGTTAGAACTGAATACCTAGATCTGCAACACCCTGTCGCAGTAGGTCTTCATAGCTGCGAGATTTTAACTGCCCGGTCTGGGGAGTGTTCGCAGCCATCATGTTATTGTTGCTTTCGGCAACAAAGCCTTGCTTTATTTTGCCTTGCTGATCTTTCAGTATTTGCTCTTTTGCACGCATCTCAGCCCTGGCAATCAATTGATCGTGGCAAAGGTCCCGAAAAGCAGCAGCGAACGAGTTGATTCCTCGCCTTATGCCATGTTCGAGTACTTGCATCTCAAGAGATTTTCCGGTAGCTGGATCCGTATAGCCAAAATCGATATCAGTATACTGCTTTCGCACGCCATCGATTTCAGAATTAAGAGCCTCTTGTTGCTTTTCTTCTTCGCGTAGTTTTCGTTCTTGCAAATATTCATCCCTGAATGATCGAAGATCCGAAATCTCTTTCGCCAGTTCCGGCGGTAGCGAAGAATTAAGCTGTTCTGTTTGCTGGGGAGCCATTGACTGTCCGTCAGAGGCTGAAAAACCGTAGCGGTTTTCCCATGCTTGTCTGACGTGATCTGCCCACTGAGGATTTTGCGTTGCAAAGTCTTCGTAGGGTTTCCACTTAGTCTCTAATTCCATCAATTGTTGTTCTCGTTGCCCGATCGCTGTCTCTCGCTGCTTGTGTTCGTTCACAAGTTGAGCATAGTCATAACCGCGTTGGGCTCGTTGCAATATCATGCTCATCGGTTCTTCAAGATCTTTACCGCTGGCTTTGTACTTGATCTTATAGTTTGGATCATAGCCAAGGTTCGGATCTGCTGCCCACGATGGCACGTTTTGACCTGCTGGTTGCTGCGGGGTTGAACCAGATTGATCTAGTTGTCCCGATTGCAATGCATTTGTCATTTCATTAACTAAATTCGTTTCATCCATAAAATAAAATCACCCAAAAATAATAATATTAATACATTCCTGATGGTGTTCCCTGTCCGCGAACTGGTTGTGGGCTCATGCCGCCAGATCTTTGCCCACCGCCTTGACCACCACCGCCTTGCTGCGATTGTTGCGACACAGCTGTTATGATCGAGCGAAATTCCTCTTGCAGCGCAGCCATGCGTTGCTTGATTTCATCATTTGCTGGACCAGTCATAATTGCCTCAGCAAGAACACCAAGTAGCGTGTCAACATTCGCTATAATTTCACCGGCAGATGGTGTCCCACCGCCTTCACCACCAGCACCACCTTGCATTTGATTGGGATCCATTTCAGCCATTTTTACTGTGCTCCTTGTTGCGACTGAGCCTCTTGCTGTGCCATTGCCTCTTTACGGGCAGCGAGACGTTCAAGAACCTTGTCTTTATTTGGATATTCCAACTTTGTTAATACTTCTTCTTCGTCGATAATACCACGATCAAATAGTGCCAGCGACTTTCTTTCTATATCTGCAATTTCAAAAGGCATGTCAGATCCGGTTTTAACGCGAATGTCGAATTCACCAGAGACGATAAATTTACGAACATTGCCCTCGATAACATCGCCATTTTCGGTCTCAACATATTCCTGAACCCGCGCGACCTTTCCGCCATCCTCTTGGTTTTCGACTTCCATCTTGAAATATTGGCTCGCGCCTTGATCGTTGGTCACGCGAAAAACGCGCGGTGCCGAGTAAAACTCGAAAATGCGGTTTATGTATTGCTGACCAACATCCTTAAGATATGCATCAAGATTGCGTTGCTTTTGCCTGATCCTGACACGCGATGCATTGATCAGCTGTTCGATTGCACTGGCTGCCGTAACACCACCTGGGGCATTGCCCTCGGAAAATTCGCTTTGTCCGGACACGGTGTTAAACCAGCCAACCATGCGATCAAGAATTTGCAAAAATCCTGGATTGAGCGGCATACCCTGTTCGCGTCTTACTTCAGACCCAGGGGTTTTACTGACAACACCACCGGGGGCATTGGTCAAATTATCGGTATCAACCCTAGAGTTAAAATCGACAACCCAGATTGGATTTCCGGTTAACGCAAGGCAATCTAGTGCAAAGCACAGGATTTTATTGAAAACCATTTGTGGGTTTTCAAGCTGTTCAACTTCGCTGACACCGTAAAACTCGCGCGGCAAAACGTAGTTATTGTACTTGCTGTAAGGAATAAGCCCATCCGCGTAGGGCAGTGGGCCGTCATGCAGGATGGCACCATTTGCGATGACTAAATGGCGACCCCTCGGATATTTTTTCTTGACGATATATTTGTTGATCTCGTTGCCAGCATCATCAACGGTTTTTTGCTCCTGCTGATCAACATCTTGTGGCTTTAGATAGGCATAGATAACGAGTGTGCGATCTTGGCAATTATTGTCCCAATCATCATAGTTTATTGCCGCAAGCTGTGCGGTTGATGATCGCCAGTCATTAAATTTGGCAGAACCAAGATCTGTGCGCTTTTTTAAAAGCGAATCAACGATATCAGGCTTTATAAGGTGGGCTTTTGCGGGATATTTTCTTCGTAGGCGATTGGTGTGTTCTGGGTAAGCGTAAAAGAAACCTTCAGATTTGCTATCGTTGATATTGTTGCATGATGGGTCTGGGTAGCAATAAAAAGGATCGCAATTCTCGTAAAGCGGTGCTCCCATCCCATAATTATAGTCATGATCGTATAGCATATGACTAAAGCCAGTTCCATACAAATAGCCATCAAGAATTGTAGCAAGTACTACTTGCAGCCAATTGTAACGTTCCCAATCAGCGTCCGATACTTTATCAAGAATCTGAGCAAAATCTCTGTCAGTGGGATCCATAGGCAAGAACGAGAATTTGGGCCTGGCGTCAGTTTGAAGTGGTGCCTGGCTTTGTATCGTTTGCCAAATCATATTTACGATTTCGCCAGACAGCCAGCTAGGACGCTTTGCTGACCATTGTTTTCCGCGAAAAAGATAATAGTAGTCAAGCCATCGTTTGTCATATAGCGAACGATGGCGCTTATAGCGGAAAAATTCTTGCATTATTGATTTTACGAGGTCTTGTTCTTCTTTCGGAACATCAGGATTGCCGTAAGAGACGCTGTTAAATTGACTGTCATAAGCTGTCTGTTGTTGCTGGATCCCCGCCATCATCGCTCCTGATCGTTACCGGTTCAGAAAACTCTTTCCATCTGTTTTCGCATTTTCGATCACGTTCATTGTCGAAATGCCGATGTATGTTTTCTACTGGTTCGTTACCAACTTCTTGAAGTCCGCGCGATTTGGCTAGTCGTTGTCGTTCGGCTTTGCTCGTAACGACAGATCCGAGGCCAGGACAGTAGTAAGGGTCAAACGGTTTTTCACCTGTGAAGTACACGCGCGCTATCTTACGACAATCCTTATCCAAAAGCATACCACAATTTGGGCATTCTTCAAGTCTATCGATATCATCAAATCCCTTATATGCGTCAAATTGGCTTTCACATTTCGGGCATTCGTATGGGTAGCTAGGCATTGTACGTGTACTCCTTCTTTTTCTTGAGCAGTTTTTTAATGCGATCGGCATGATGCATCTGCCAATCATATTTCTCATCATAGCCGGGTCTTTTTATCGGGACTGTCCGCTCGATATCAACCGATGCCATCACAACGTATCGCTTTGCATCCATACAGTGATTGTTGCTGTCTACCGGGAGCATATCTTTACCATCCTGATCGGGTTTAAGATCCTTTGGTTCTGGGTAGTGATAAGTCGATTCCTCGTCAATTGTGTTTACGCAGCTGCGAAAAACCTTAAGACGATCATTTTTAATAAGAGTGTATGTTTCTTCGATTCCAATTTCAATGTCGTTGATCGCCCCCATCGCCATAAGACCATGAAAACAAAATTCTTTGATATATTCTGGCCGTGACGGGTCGCAATGAAATTCTTCAATGTTGTAGAGATCTCTAAATCGCACTGCCGCCATAACCATTTCTGGTAGTCGGCATCCAGTTTTTACATGCTCTGCAATTATGTAACGCATACCGTCTCTTGTGATTGCAAATACCAGGAGCACAAAAGGATCGGTGTAACCCCAGTCAACGCCACAAAGTATCCTAGAGTTTTCTGGAATAGCAATAGGATCGATGACATGGATTTCTTCGTTAAAACAGTCATAAACCAGCCCTTCTGCACGCTCAAACTGACCGCCATAGATCATATTGAATCGTCGCTTTTCCATGGTGCGTTGGCGGTGAATGTATTCGGCCATGGGAAAGTAGGGGTTTTCGCTGCTATTGGCTTGAACAACCAGACATTGTTCGCGGATATATGGATCGTTTTGATGCCATTTTCGTATGAAATCGGTATAAAGCCAGTTCAGCGAGTAGGGGCTTGTCACTATTTGGATTGGTGCTTCACAAAAACTTGAACGGGCTTGAATATTATCCCAAAAATATCTGGTGTACTTTCCAGCTTCATCACACAGGATGGATCTAATTCGCGTAATACCAACGATAGAATCTGGGTCTGTACCTGAACGGATCCATACTGTTCCCCCGCCGGTAATTTTAAAGCAATCATTTTTCTTGTCCCATTTTCCATAAGGCCCCATTACTTGATTGAAAACAGGCAGCGTTGCCTGTGCCATGATCTTATAAGTCGGACAGGTTATCAGAAAATTATCACGGCTATCTGTGAACGTGAAATATCTGATGGTCTGGGACATGATCCCACACAGGGTTTTGCCCCATTGAATGCCTGTCGCTGCTATCGTGATTTTTTTATCAGATAGTAGTACTGCATTCTGTTTCTGACTGTGAGGCACAAATTCCACAATTACTCCAGCTTAAACTTTCGCCAAAAGCGATTTCGCGTTGCGCAAATAGTTCTTTGTTGTGAAATTCCCAGTTAATATCGTCGTCGTGTTCTTTTTTTTGTGGTCGCAGAAAATCCCAGTTAAGACCATAAACAAGCTTTTCACCGCATCTTATTTTTTCAATAGCGATCGGTCGCCTTCTAAAATACGTGTTTTTATCTGGCGGTAAAATAGATCCTTTTTGTTTTAGATAGCGGCAATAATATGCCATATCTGATGGATTTAATGCATGAGAACCTGAATCTGGAGATTCAATAGAGCTCATGTATCCTGGATTGAAATGCCTTTCGAACACTGTACAGCCATATTCTCTTGCAATTTCTGCCGTTGCTACAAGATCATAACTGTGATCGCTAAAACCAACCTTAAACAAAGAATTGTTTATCAAGTACGAAAGAACCCGAATATCAGTCAGTCTCGCAGGATATTCCGCTACGCAATAAAGCAGCGTTACGAGATCTGGTTCAAATATTTCAGCAAGATAATTGAAATCATCGTAGCAGCCAGTGCTCACGATCACTGGTTTTCCTGTTTTTGCGATTTCCTCTAACAGACGATAGTGCTTTGCCTCACCGCTCGCGACTTTATATCGTTCAACGTATGGGTTAAGATCTTCAATATCGTCAGGATCGAAAACCGATGCCATGAATTCAAGACCAAGCCTGTTACAATGTCGCCAAAGAACATCAAGATTTATTGTCTTTTTGAGCCTATCGTTGCGCCTTATCGCACCAGGAGCATAAAGATCAGCATCTGAAAAATACTGGATCTTAAATGCATCGCAGTCACAGCATTTTGCCATGTCTGCTGCGAGAAGCAGATCACCAAATCTCGTCCAGTTCGAACCAATGTCAGCAATAATTTTCATCGTAAAATTTCCTGTAGCCAGAATCTATAATAAAAGTAACATACTCACCAGACAGCTTTAACACGTCCTTTGATGTGCGACAACCGCGATATCTGTCGAGCCAGTTTTTTGCGAGATCTGGATTTAATTCATGAAGATAGATGTAGGTTTTCGAGGCTATTTCAAACGGGTTTTCCTCATTCTTAAGTTGAATCTGGTGCAATTTCGCTTTCATTTTTTGGTTCTCCCTCATCTTTCGTCTCTTGCGGTTCCGACAGTTTCATTTCTATGCATTTGCCGTCAATTGTCTTAATAATGATTGGTTTTGTTGTGTCAATTTCTTCTGGATCTGACACCTTGCCAATAAGCCTGTTAAACATGAAATCCAGTGACTGGTGATCACCGTTCTTGATGCCCTTTTCAACGATCCTTGCGACCCACCAGTCGATCGCATCACGACGATCATCCTTGGTGACTTCTTTGAGCTCCTCGACACTCATACGCAAAAAAGCTGCCAACTTACCAGTGACCCAATCTCTGCTCAGTTTTGCAGCAAATTTGATTTCTGGGGGTTTTTCGTCATGAATTCTTGGCCTACCTCTTTTAGCTTTTCTATCATCGTTATTAACCATTTTATCCCTGCTATAAAATCATTTTTATAATTTTGGCAGATCGAGACACCTTCAATACTAGCATGTTTTTAACTAAAATCTATCACTGATTTTTAAGAAAATGCAAATTTTTAATGTTTTTGGGTATAAATGCGTCCCATCGCAAGTCTGGTGAAAGAACTCGGATGGGTTCCCTACTCTATTGGATAAGCGTTAGAATATGTGATGAAACATTATGATGCAATGTGTTTTTTTATGCTTTGAATTCTAAACCGCATTCAGGGCATGTAATAATTTTCTTTTTATTTCCAGAATTATCATCATCGCTGTCATTATCAGGCAGCCACCAGTCATCTTTCTTGAACCCGAATTCTTTCATCTCAAATTCATCACCGATATCATTCAGCGTCCAGGATAACGCCTCTATATTCCAATCACTCAGATCGCTGGTCTTATTGTCAGCGACCCTGTAAGCCGACTTCGCTTTGCCATTCAGAGATGATCGAACACAGCTTACGGTTTTCCAGCCAAGATCTTTTGCAGCCATGACCATCCCATGGCCAGCTAGTATCTTGTCCTTATGATCAATTACAACGGGTTTTTGCTGGCCGAATTTGTCGAGACTTGCTTTTATTGCACTGATGTTTTTTGTCTCATGCTTTCGTTCGTTTTTGGGATCTAAGATCAGTTTATCTATTTCTATCACTTCAATTTGCACTGCGGGGCTCCTGCTGTTAAAATAACAATATGCAAAGAATAGGAGATAACTGTATGCCTATCAAGAGAGTTTTAGCAATTGTAGGTCTTGAGACAATTTACGATGGCAAGAATCAGCGTTGGAAACATTCCGACACGTTTTTGAACAATATTCTAACGTATGAAAAAGAACATCCCTACGAAGAGGTGTTCCACTTTGATGCTCGTCGCTACAAAGACATGGTTAACCCATTACGCCAGATGTTTAATGAAATTTCTGATAACTGCCCCTGTGACGAACTGATTTATTCTGGTCACAGTGGACCCAATAAGCTTTACGTATTTTTCCGATATCCTGAAGAAAAACCTGACAATTGCCGCTTTATAACGAAAGACACAGACTGGCGACAGATCGTGCTCGCTGAACACGCTGAGATTAAGCTGTGGGGCTGCCAGACAATAGGACAGAACGGTAAGAGACAAGATGAATGCATCGGCCAGTGGATTTCGGACGCAACGAAAAGACCTGTGTGGGGCTTTACAACCAGGTCAAGCCAGAAGATGGTGAATGGTAAATTTTACATGCGATCATCGACACCACTTCAGAAAGTAATGCCTAGGGGTTAAAAAAATCAGCCCCAAAAGACTGAGGCTGAAAAGACTAACGGTGGTTAGGCTCGCAGCCAGAAGTAGGCTATGGCTACAACCAAGATCCACAACGAAACCCCAAAGATAATTCCATAAAACATGCCGCGAAATGCGTTTAGACCCTCATTTTTTATCATTTTTTTTTCCTTTCCGTTAGTCGTTTAAATCAAAACCAACATCTGCCTTATCGACAGTTTTGCTGAAGATCTTTAGATGTTTTTGTAATTATTTGTTTTCTATGGCAAATGCTGGTTTTTTATTGCCCAAGAACAATATAACGTGTTATATACATTTCGCAGCCCATTGTCAACATTACTCTATATAATACGGGGTTTTTTATGGCTTTCACGTTCCGCGAGACGATCCCTGAGGATTGTTATCGCATCTGGAAATGGCGCACAAAACATCGTGTATCTCGCCATATGATCAGCGATCTTCAAAGCGACGACTATGCAAAGCACAAAGAATGGTTCGACAGGTCAAATCAAAAGACACATTACTACCACTGGATCATCCAATTTCGCGGTATTCCTATCGGACTTATCAATCTCAGCGACTACTCGCCAGATCACAATCTAACCAGCTGGGGTTTTTATATCGGTAACGACGAGCATGTTGGAATTGGCGGGATGGTGCCGCCATACTTTTACAATTGGGTTTTTACAAATTTGCCAATAGAAAAGATCCAAGCTGAAGTAATGGAATCGAACAGTGGAGTTATCGCCCTGCATGATCATCACGGTTATTTGCGAGCACCATGCTTTGATAGATACATAATAAAAAATGGGATTGACAAAAAACTTATTTACATGTGGCTTGACAAAGCGATGTGGTTTAATAAAAAAGAGTTTTCGAGTTTTCAACGCGATTTTCCAATTTGCAATTGGGAAGGAAGGATAAAATGATGAAACAAGAGATTTTACAAATCTTGCGAGAGACTGTGATCGAACAGACCAAGAAAACAGATTTTGACAATGGAAAAACCAGGCTGTTCGGCAGCAAAGGGATTTTCGATTCTATCGATTTTGTGCGGTTCCTAGTGACGGTTGAAAGGCGTGTAAACGATGTTTTCCCATGCGAAATAATTATCGTCGATGATCGTGCATTGTCGCAAGAGCACAGCCCGTTCGTCAATTTAGACCGTCTTGCGAATTACATTTGGGGGTTGATCGATGAAAACTGTCCTCGTAACGGGAACTAGTCGCGGTATTGGCTGTGCTGTAACCTCATATTATCTGTCTAATGGTTATTTTGTCCTTGGCCTGTCGCGCACGCTACCGCCAGAGGAGATTTATGAACACGCTGGCTATTATCACATTTATGGTGATCTTACGCTGCCACACGATATTGCATCGTATATTTCAGCATACGATTTTGATATTTTGATAAATTGCGCTGGCATTGCATCAATGAATCATTCCATTATAACGCCAATAGAAACTATCGAAAAAATATATGTCGTCAACACGATCTCAGCGATGGTTCTGGCGCGTGAGGCTGCCAAGAAAATGATGTTCAAAAAATGGGGCAGGATCATCAATTTCAGCACATGTGCGGTGCCGATGGATCTTGCTGGTGAATCTGCCTATGCAAGCAGCAAAGCTGCGGTGGAATCGCTGACACGCATTCTTGCTCGAGAATATGCGGACTACGGAATTACTGTTAACTGCATTGGCCCCAATCCTATCAACACAGATCTGATCAAGAATGTTCCTGCAGGAAAGATCTCGGCTGTTCTCCAAAGGCAAGCAATAAGTCGTGTGTCGTACTTTGAGGATGTTTTAAACGTGTGTGATTTTTATATCTCTGATAGATCTGAAATGATAACTGGTCAAACAATCTATCTTGGCGGGGTCTTTTAAAATGCGCGAACAGCTATTTGATGAACTAGGCGGGAATGTTGGCATTGTTTTTCAGACTTCTGGCAGCACTGGTAAGCCAAAAAGGATACTTGCAGATTTAACAAAAATGCTAGATCATTATATCAATAATCCTTCTCGACCTACCAAAATGTTGTGTTTCCTAAACTTGGCGCATATCGGGGGCATCAACACTGTGATCCGAGCAATTACGAGCGGATCACAGCTTTTTTTCCCAAGATCACGGCAGCTGGATGATGTTCTTGATTGCGTGTATTGCAACGGTGTCGAAGTGCTGCCTGTAAATCCATCGTTTTTGACGCTGCTGAAAATATCGTGGGATGATGGTTTTGCGGATCTGCTAAAAACAGTGCGACTAATCACTTACGGCAGTGAACCAATGCCCCAGGAAACGCTTGATTTTCTTGTTCGAAAGCTACCTTTTGTTAAATTTAAGCAGACCTACGGTCTCACAGAGACAGGAATTATGGATATCGAAAGCGATAGCGATGATTCGCTTTGGTTTAAACTCCGAGATGAACATCTGATCGTCGCTGGTCAGCTTTGGCTCAAAACGAAAGACTGGATAATAGGCGATCTTGATAACGAAAATGCGATGGTGGGCAGGTTTTACAACACAGAAGATCGTGTTTTTGAAAGAGAAGACGGAGCCCTTAGGATCATGGGACGTGAATCTGAAATCATAATGGTAGGCGGTGAAAAAGTCTATCCAGCTGAAGTAGAAAATCTGATCATGAAAAGCCCGATGGTGCGTGATTGTGTCGTTTTTGGTGAAAAAAATAAGATCTTGGGCAACATCGTATGCGCCAAAATCTTGCTTTTTCATGGAGTTTCAAGCGACATGTTTTTAAAAGACCAAACGTGGGGTTCCTGTATTCCACGTTATGCTAGACCTATCCGAATTTCAATCGTTAATGAGATCGAATATTTTGAAAATGGGAAAAAAAGACGAAAATTCACTTGCCAGAAAAGCGAACAATCACCCAGCTTATAATGATACAAGTGAACACTGTCAGAATGCCCCATACATATCCCGCTGCAAAACTTTGAAATTCAGAAATTGTGTCCATTAGGTTTTCTCCCTTGCCCTTGCATCGATTTCTTTTATCAGAGCTCTTAGTGCATTCAATTTTGCGGGGACAGATGTTGCTGTGATTTGTGCCCTCACGTCTGTTCCTGTGATTTCCTGCACAGTTTTACCGATGGACGATTCAACGCCATCTAGTTCAAGCAGTATGTCATTTTTCAGCTGTTCGATTGTATCCAGTTCATACAGTTCATATGCATCATGAATTACTTTGCTAGCAGTGGGCATTTCGAAAAATTCACCAGGCAATGCAATTCCATCTTTTATAGATGCATAAATCTGGCGCAGCTTAACGAACTGGCTCTCATGTGCAGCTTCGATGTTAGGTAGATTCAGATATTTTTTGATCTGTTCCGAAGTGATACCAATTTCATCGAATGCTAGGATCATCTTACGGATTGCGTCTTTCTTATTGTCGCCCTGGTATCCTCTAGCCATTGTCTTTTTGCATTCAGCCACAGCATCAGCAGTAACATCATCAGGGATG